TTTGAACTGAATGGACGGGTGTTATTTAATTCAAAGCACGTTGGAAAATGTTTAGATCTTTCAGAGAGCGCAGTGAGAAATTATCTTGCTCAAATGAATCAGAGGCAGGCAATTATAGTTAAAAACTCAGATGTCCGAGATAAGGACATCCGAAAATTGAATAATGCAGGTGAAAAATTTCTTACTGAATCAGGTGTTTATAAACTTGTTTTCAAGAGTCGTAAGCCAGAAGCAGAAAAATTTAGCGATTGGGTAACGGATGAGGTTCTCCCACAGATTCGCAAAACAGGTTCTTATGAAGCTCCAAAGAAAAAGAATGGCGGGAAAGAAAAGCTCTCTTCTGTTAATCAGATGGCAAAAAATATCAGTGGTCTGTTAGGTAAAGCTGGTGTGGATGATAAGTTCATTGCAGCGGAAATTGTAAGGATTTACACAGATAACGGTTATCCGGTTCGTTCTCCGATAATAACAGAAGATAACAAACTTTGGGATTGTACCTCTATCGCAAAAGAACTTGGAATCATGTCGATGAACGGAAAGCCGCACGATAAAGCGGTAGCGGCGATCATTCAGAAACTTGATTTGTTTACAGATGAAATTGTTAGAACAGCATATAGCCGAAACGGACACGATGGAATTACCGTGCAGTATAAGGAAAGCGTATTTGCAAAAGTGAGAGAATGGTTAGAAGAAAACGGATATCCTGCAGTGATTGAGTATCAGTTGGCAAACGGAAACGTCAACGACTGCAAGGTTATTTATAATTTTTAAGAAAAGGAAGGTAAGAGAACATGAAAAAGTATGTTGGAACAAAAGTAATTGAAGCAAGACCAATGACAAGAGGAGATTACAATAACTACAGAGGCTGGCAGATTCCAACGGACGAAAATCCAGAGGATGCAGGCTATCTCGTGAGGTACAGTGATGATTATGTAAGTTGGTCTCCGGCATATGCATTTGAGGAAGCTTATAGAGAATACGATGAGAATAAACTTCCAGCAACTGCAGTGGGTATGGTGAGCGAAGATTATAAGGAACGTTTTAAGGCAGAATATAAGCAGTTAGAGATTCGCTTTGACGGATTAAGAAAAATGCTTAAGAAATGGGATGAGGGAACGCTTGCCTTTGAACCTACTTGCCCACGCAGCACTTACAATATGCAGCTTAAAGCTATGGCAGATTATATGGCGGTACTTGAAGCGAGAGCAGTAATGGAAAATATAGACTTAATGGTTTAATTGCGCCGGCGCAAGAAAGGAAAAACGATGAAAAAGAAGATTTTATTAGTAGTGATGGCGACAGTATTAGCACTGGGAGTTCTTACCGGATGTTCGGAATCTTACAAAGTATCACAGAATGTATCCCAAGAAGCTGACAATTTTAACGTAACAAGAAAGTTGACAGTGATTAATGCCAGAACTGACACTGTATTGCTTGAACTTACTGGAACATTTGCTTTGCAGAATAATAATGATAACGAGCTTGAAGTTATCATCGAAACAGCAGAGGGAAAGTATAAGAAAGATTTGGTTTATCTGAATGATTATACAATGTATGTCGTTGAAGATGTTTCGGGAGCGAATGTGGATAAGTATCACTACGAAATCAACTTCTTACCGGAGTGGGGAGCTAAGATAACTCATAAAAACTAGGAGGTGATCCAAATATCTCCCACCAGCAGGGTTAAACTGGATATTGGTCAGCAGATGAGACCTTAAACAGTCGGTTCGTGGCGGTCGGTTACACGCCTAAAACAACCTAATACGAAAGGAGCAGGAGACATGAAAACAGAATTTTTAAAGAGCCTTAATCTTTCCCAGGAAGTGATTGATAAGATTATGGCTGAGAACGGAAAAGACATTGCAGTAGAACAGAAAAAAGCAGAAAAAGCTATCCAGGAAAGAGACAGCTATAAGTTAAAGGCAGAATCTCTTGGAACGCAGGTAAACGATGCCAATACCGAAATCCAGAAGTTTAAAGACATGGATATTGATGGAATTAAAAAAGCAGCGGATGACTGGAAAGAGACGGCAGAAAAGGCAAAGGCCGATGCGGATAAACAGATTTCCCAGATGAAATTTGACTATGCATTATCTGCAGCACTGACTGGAGCAAAAGCCAAGAATGCCAAAGCTGTCAAAGCACTTCTCGATATGGATGGACTGAAATTCAACGATGGAAAGATTGTTGGTCTGGATGAGCAGCTTGCTCAGATTAAGGCAGATAATGATTATCTGTTTGAAAGCGATGAGCCGGCACCAGAGTTTGTAAAAGGGACAAACGGTGGTTCTGGCAGTGTCGGAGGAAAGAAACCGAGCGAAATGACATATACCGAATTGTGTGACTATATGGCACAGAATCCGGGAGCAGAGATTTAAAAAAGGAGTAGAAAATGGCAGGAGAGAAATTTGATTCAAAAAGTTTTAATCCTCAGGCTTTTGGAGCCTATACAGAGAGGATCCCAAACTTAAAGAGAAACGAACTGATTAAATCAAAAGCTTTAAAAGGCAATCAGGATATCAAGCGTACCTTTAATTCTCAGACAGGAACCGTTTATGCAGTTCTTCCAATGCATGGACTTATTGGTGGTACTGCACAGAACTATGATGGTGAAACAGACCTTGAATCCGAAGGAACAGAGACATTTGAAAGAGGGGTTGTCGTTATTGGCCGTATGAAAGGTTGGACAGAGCGTGACTTCTCCGAGGATGTAACAGGCGGTGTCAGCTTCATGGATAATGTAGCGGCACAGGTAAGCGATTATAAAGCAGACCTTGACCAGTTGACCCTGACAAAGATTTTAACAGGAATCTTTGCAATGACAGGAAAAGAGGACAAGGCATTTGTTGATGAACATACTACAGATATTACAGGAGTAACCGTAACGGATAAGGATGGTAATATCAAAAATGTTGTGCAGGCAGATACATTAAATACTGCGATTCAGAAAGCGGCCGGAGACAATAAGTCTAAATTCACGATGGCTATCATGCATAGTACTGTGGCAACCAATCTTGAAAATCTGAAACTATTAAAATACATGACACAGACAGATGCAAATGGAGTTGAGAGAGAATTAACCCTTGCAACTTGGAATGGCCGCTTAGTTCTGATTGATGATTCTATGCCAACAGAAGATGTTCCAGAAAGCGGAATAAAAGGGCAGAGTGATTATGCTGCAGCATACACGAAATACACAACTTTTGTCCTTGGCGATGGAGCTTTTGACTATGAGGATATTGGGGCAAAAGTACCATATGAAATGTATCGTGACCCAAAGAAACACGGCGGCGAAGATACCCTTTACATGAGACAGAGAAAAGTATTTGCACCTTATGGAATCTCCTTCACAAGAAAATCTATGGCAGCAAAATCTCCTACGGATGATGAACTTGCGAACGGAACAAACTGGGAACTTGTAAACAATGGTAAAGCTGGTTCTGCAAAAAAGACAATCAAACATAAGGCAATCCCGATTGCAAGAATCATTTCGAGAGGATAGGTGGTGACTTCATGGTAAGATATGCGGACCTTGCATTTTACATGACAGAGTACGGCGGTAATATTATCCCAAACGAGCAGTTCCAGCGTGTGATCACAAGGGCAAGCACATATATTAAGGCGATTACTTTTTCAAGAGTAAATGAAAACAATATTCCAGAGGAAGTGAAAGCTGCAGCCTGTGCAGTTGCGGAAGTTATTTATAAAGCTGAAAGCTCTACGGAAGGGGAAAAGAAGTCTGAAACAGTTGGAAAGTTGTCAGTTTCTTATGTAACAGAGCAGGCAGACGGTCAGATTAAAGAAAAAGTTCTTCGTAAAAAACAATATGCTGCCGCATATCCTTACCTTGCCACAACCGGATTGTTATATAGGGGGTGTTTATGATGATCACTAACGCTTCTGTGACGATTTATAATAAAGTCTATGACAGAGACGAAGGAAGCAATAAATATTACCGGACAGTACTTGAAGGAGTAAACTGGCAGGATGTAACAAAGGTCCTGCCATCTGATACTGGAGTAGTAAGTGCCGATGTAGCAGAGGTGTATATTCCATTTCTGATTGATACAGAGAAAAAATATTGTTCTCCGGTTAATTTTAATTCAGAGCAGGAAAAGGATAAATTCTTCACACTTGCTCCAGAGGATATTATTGTTAAAGGGGTTGTCACAGACGAACTTACAAAGCAGAAAGATGTGGAATACCTTAAAGATAAGTATGACAGTGTAAGGGTAATTGCTGTTATAGAAACTAACGATAACGGAAGCCCTACGATGCAGCATTGGAAGGTGACAGCAGAATGAGGGTAAAGGTTCGGTTAGGCCCTGCTAGTGCAATATTGGCAAAAAGAAAGCTTGGAAAAGGCGGGCAGGCACAGAGGTATATGGTAAGCGAGGTAAGGCGCAAGACAGATCCTTATGTTCCGTTCCTTAATGGTCCGCTTAAAAATACAGCCGTAGAACATGAAAATTCTATCGAATATGTTACTCCTTACGCTCGTAGACAGTATTATGAGCATAAAGGCGATGGCTTAAGAGGAAGAGAGTGGGATAAGCGAATGTGGGCAGACAGAGGGCAGGAGATTACCAAGAGCGTGGCTGATTATATTGGAGGAAAAGCAAAATGATGGTAATGGAAGCGGTGCGGGAGATTGTAAAGAAATGCCCGTATCTTGATGAATATTATAAGAGCCTTTCCGTAGACAGACTTGGAAAGGATAGCACGAGCTATTCGATTGATTCTGTTCCAGGACAGCAGGTTACCAAGAGAGACATTGCCGGGAATACAACGCGGCAGTGTCTTTTTAATTTTTCCAGTCGGGAGCTGTACACAGAAGAAGTGCGTCAGAATCTTGATAATATCGGATTCTATGAACATTTTTCAGACTGGTTAGAAGAGGTATCTGAGGCAGGAGATTTTCCGGAATTGGATGCCGGCAAGACAATTAAAAAAATTGAAGCAATCACATGTGGCTATGTGTTTGATACAGAACTTGACAAGGCAAAGTACCAGATACAGTGCAGGATTATTTATAAACAGGAGGCTAGAAGATAATGGCGAATACAAGTAAAGAAGTAAAACAGAGATACCAGGAAGCGGCATATATCGAAGTTGGAGAAACTTATGAGTTAGCCGGCACAGGTTTTGAAAAATTAGATGAAGAGCCGGGGGCACAGACTTCTTCAAAGAAGTATATCAATGATAAATCCTCTACTTCCTCTATTACATCTTATGAAGGAACGCATCCGTTTACAGCGGACCAGATTCTTTCAGAAAAGGTAATTGAGGATTTTGTATCTATTGGAAAGTTAAGAAAGACAGGAAGAGATGCGGAACGTTCTTTAGTACGTGTTGATTTAGATAAACCAGTAGCATCAAAAGAAAATACTTTTGATGCAAGATGTTTTAATACCGCAGTGGAAATTTCCTCTTTTGCAGATAATGACGGAGAACTGCAGGTAGAAGGTACACTTCACGATAAAGGTGATCCAGTAGAAGGTACATTTAATACGGAAACAAAGACTTTCACACCAAAAGCATAGGAAAGGAGAAGGCAGCATGAATAAGACATTTCAGTGGAATGGAGAGAAGTTTTATTTCTCGGCATTGGAAGCAGAGACAACAAGAAAATTTATTCCCGAAGCAACAAAAACAGCAAAAGCACTTGAAGACTATGAAAAAGATGTTGTAGGAGTAGGGAATCTTCTTAGTGCGGATGATATTATTGCAGAATGCAAAATTATTGATGCTTTTCTTGATACTATATTAGGAGAAGGAGCCGCCGAGAAGATGTTTAAAGGATATGACCTGGGAGAACGTGTAGCGGCAACGCAGAAGCTGACACGTTTAAACAACGCACAGGTTAAAGAATATGGAGAAGCCGCAAGTAAAGGTCTCTTTGCATAATTATGAATATCTTAATGGACAAGCCGCCAGAGCAAGTTGAGGTAGATGGAAAATTATATAAGATAAACTCTGATTTCCGAACTTCGATTCAATTTGAAATATTGATGCAGAAAAAAGAACTTACAGAGAAACAGAAAGAATTTGCAAACGAGCTTTGCTTGTTAGATAAGGAAATGGATAGAGAGACAGCCGAACTACTTGCAAAGTATAAAGACGGCTTAGAACTTTACTATCCAGAGATTCCGAATGACATCAACGGAGCAATCAATGCGATGCTATGGTTCTATGAATGTGGAAAAGAAAACATTGATAAAAAGAAGTCGAAAAAGTCGGGAAGCGGAAAAAAGATTTATGATTATAACTATGATGCAGATTATATTTACGCAGCTTTCTTTGAACAATATCATATTGATTTAGCAGAGCAGGAACTTCACTGGTGGAAGTTCTCTGCTCTTTTTTCTGCTCTTTCTGAGGACTGTATGATAAGCAAGATTATAACGTATCGCGTAATCGATACGAAAGGAATGGAGAAAGAACAGAAAGCATTTTACAACCGGATGAAGCGGTTGTACCAACTTCCAGAAGACATTTCAGAGGAAGAAAGAGAAAGACAGGACAAAATCACGCAGGCACTTCTTGGTGATGGTGATCTGACAGGAATTTTATAAGGGATGGAGCTGCAGCCCTAAGGAACGTGCAGTGTGAACATGGATGACAGACGCAGACGAATTTTATAGGAGGTTTAGTTATGTCTGCGGATGGACATATTGAGATTGAAGTTGAGCTTAATTCTGAAAAAGCAGAAAAGGAGCTTGATAGTTTAAGCAAAAGCCTTGAAAAAGACACTGCACAAGCTGCAAAAAAAGCAGAAAGTTCTGTTAAGCAGTCAGTAAAACAGATTGAAGCTTCTGCAAAGCAGGTCTCTAAACAGACAGAAAACTCTGCAAAGCAGGCAGGACAGGAAGTAAAAAATACAGCCAGTTCTGCGAGTAAACAGGTGATTGATTCTGCAAAAAAGGCAGAAGAAGAAGTAAAGAAATCAAGTAAAAGAGTAACAGAAGAAGAGAAAAAACAGTATAAGGAACGGGAAAAGACCAGAGAATCCAGTAAACCAGAGTCTGATCCAAGCAAGCCTTATAAAGAATCTTCTGAAAAGGCTACACAGTATTGGACTGGTGCAGGTAGTAAGATAAAAAGTATTGTAAGCACGATTACGGCTACTACTGGTGCTGGAGCAGTTGCCGCCGGCACAGCTGCTATTAATGCGGGGAAGTCTTTTGAAGCTGGGATGGGAGAAGTGCAGGCAATCTCTGGTGCTTCCAGAAAAGATTTAGAAGCATTAACGAACAAGGCGAAAGAAATGGGGGCTACAACAAAGTTCTCTGCTACGCAAGCTTCAGAAGGACTTAAGTATATGGCTATGGCTGGCTGGAATTCACAGCAGATGATTGATGGTCTTCCCGGTGTCATGAACTTAGCAGCGGCTTCTGGCGAAGATCTTGGAACGGTTTCTGATATTGTGACTGATGCTCTCACAGCCATGGGATTAAAGGCAGGTGATAGTGCTCACTTTGCGGATGTATTAGCAACAGCAGCAAGCAGTTCTAACACAAATGTGGCAATGATGGGGGAAACCTTCAAATATGCTGCACCACTTGCTGGAACACTTGGATACAACATAGAAGATTTATCTCAGGCAATCGGATTAATGGCAAATGCAGGAATCAAGGGAAGCCAGTCAGGTACATCTTTAAGAAGTATACTTACACGCCTTGCAAGCCCTCCATCCGATGCGGCGAAAGCTATGGAAAAGTACGGAATTTCCATTAAAAACTCCGATGGTTCCATGAAGTCCCTTATGGAAGTGATGGAAAACATGAGGGATTCGCTACAAGGACTTCCGGAAGATGAGAAAGCCGCCGCCGCTTCTGCACTTGGCGGCCAGGAAGCAATGTCTGGATTGCTTGCAATCATAAATGCAAGCGAGTCAGATTTTGATAATTTATCAAAAGCGATTGATAATGCATCTGGAGCGGCACAGGATCAGGCCGATATCATGAATGATAACCTACAGGGGGCATTATATGAATTAGGTTCTGCGGCAGAGTCAGCAGGAATTGAATTGTATGATAATATCAAGAATCCTGCTAAGAAAGCTGTTAGAGCTGCCGCGACAGAAATCCGGAGTTTATCGACCACGATAAAAGACAACGGCATTGAAGCGATTATCCCAGAAGAAACGATTACGACTGTGAAAAACTTAGGTACTACTGCAAAGGCTGTTGGTGCTGGTGGTTTAAAAGTTCTTGGAGGAGCAGCGCAGTTTGCCGGTGAAAATATTCAGACTGTACTTCCAGTAGCAGCTAGCTTGTTGACGGTTGTTAAGGGGTATACGGTCGTAAAGACGATTTCTACTGCTTTTGCGGAGACGCAAGTTGCTATGGCTGGCGCAAGCACGGGAATGACGATTCTTGGAACAGTTGTGAAATTGTTCACAGGAGAAGCATTGGCAGCCACTACAGCAACAGGGCTTCTTTCTGGAGCGATTGGTGTATTGGCGAATCCTATTGCATTAGCAGTTGTTGCCGGTGGAGCATTAACGGCCGGAATGGTTGCTTATACTTTAACACAGAAAAAAAGTACAACTGAAGCAGACAAGTTTGCACAGTCTTGCAAGAAATTGAAAAAGGAACAGGATGAAGTAGCAAGTTCTATTCGTTCCATGCATAAAGATAATGCGAAAAATGTCAATGATGTAAAGACCCAAGGAGTTCAGGCAGATAATCTTCTCTCTAAATTGAAGAGTCTGATTGGTGTACAGGAAAAGGATGCTGGAACAAAACAGCAGATAAAAAGTACAGTACAGCAGTTAAATGATATCTTACCGGATTTGAATTTACAATATGACGAGCAGAAAGATAAGCTGAATCAATCCACTGCGGCAATCAAAAGAAACATTCAAGCTTTAAAAGAGCAGGCAATGGCAAAGGCATATCAGTCAGGAATGGAAAGTGCAGCAGAAAAAGTTGCAGAGGCTGAGGTAGCTAATCAGAATGCGACAGAGAAGTATACGGAAGCACTTGAAAAGAAGAATGCAGCGCAAGAAAAATTTGATAAGCTTGAAAAAGAAAAGGGACTTGGAAGTGGAAATAAAGAGTTAGCTAAAGCCGCAGAAGATTTAATGAAATATGAGAAGAGCCTGCAAACAACAGAGAAAGCTCTTGATAAATCAGAAAAGAATCTTAATGCAGCCAACAAAGAACTCACAACATATTCTGATAAATTTACAACTCAGACAAATTATAGTGATTTTCTTTCTAATTTAGACAAACTTGCGAAAGATGCCGGAATAAAAGCAAAGAAAATTCCAGAGACAGTATTAGAAAACATTAAAGCCGGAAACTATAAAGCTCCAACTACGGGGGAAGACTTAAAAAGGCTTATTAATCTTGACGGATTAATTCAACAGGCACAGGAAGCCGGAGTGGAAATTCCTCAGTATTTATTGCAGGGTATTTCAGATGGCTCGATAAACTTTCAATCAGTGATTAATCAGATGAACACGCTTCTGGATTTTAGCAGTGCAGCAGAAAAAGCAGGCATTTCTGGAAAAGAAATTCCGGAAGAACTAGCTCAAAGTATCATGCAAGGCAAAATTAGTGTTGATGAGGCAATAAATCAACTGCTTAGCGGTTCTGGTGTAGCATCGACAACACAGGCAGAGACACTGACAAAAGAAAAAGCGACTAAGATTAAGAAGAATGTTGAAGATATTGGAAATGGCAAGATTAAAGGGATAAATACCTCAGCTTATACTTCATCGCTTAATACAGCGAGTCGGAAAGCAAAAAGTACCAAAAAAGAGATTGAGAAAAATAGCAAGTTAAAAGCAACCAATAATAGTGCTGCAGCAAAAAGTACTTATAAATCTGTTACAGACGAAGGTAAGAAGGCGGTAAGCACTGCAAAGAAGACAGGAAAAGAACTTGGCAAGAGCGGAGCAACGAGTGTAGCTTCTACAACTTCGCAGTGGAAATCTGCTGGTAGTAAAAATGCTAAGTCATATATTTCTGGCGTAGCATCCCAAAAAGGAGCGGCTTCAAAAGCAGGAAAAACGCTATCTACTTCTGCAAAGACGGGTGCAAGTTCCGGAAAAGCCGGATTTGTGTCGGCCGGAAGAAACATGGCCGCAGGTATCGCATCCGGTATTCATTCAGGGACTCCATTTGTAACGGCAGCGGCTAGAAGTGCGGTAAGAGCGGCCGTAGCGGCTGCGAAAGCTGCAGCTAAGATTAAATCACCATCCAGGGTGATGAAAAATGAGGTCGGTAAATACCTACCTCTCGGCATGGCAGCTGGCATCAAGGATAATACCGATTCTGTAGTTAATGCATCAAGATCAATGTGTGCCTCAGCTCTAACAGCTTCTGCAGATGAACTTGATATTCATTCTCCTTCTCGGAAGTTCAAGAACATTATCGGAAAGAATATCCCGAAAGGCATTGCAAAAGGTGTAAGAGAATCTAAAAGCGAGCTTGTCGGAGAAATGGAAAGTGTTGTGAACGGAGCACTTAGTGCGGCACAAAATGCTTCTAAAAGTGGAAATTATTCTGAAATAGGAAGCAATCTGCTGTCTGGATTATCTACATCGCTGAGCACATCAAAGTCTCGTTCTTCTGAAACAATACAGGAAATTATTGATCAACAGCAAGAAAGTCTATCTAATGCCAATCAGAAGAAAGAAGAGGCACTTCAAAATAAAATTGATAAGCTAGGAAGCAAAAAGGCAAACAAGAAGAGAAAAGCCGCATTAAAGAAAAGGCTCAAGCAGATGAAAGCTGCAGATAAGAAACAGGAGTCACAGCTTAAAACGGCCGGAGAAAAAGCGGCAGCGGCTTACAATGATGCCTTTGAAAAGGAAGCTTCCCGTATTACTAAGATTGCAGAAAAGAAGATACAGGAATTATCAGAAACCTATCAGACAAAGTATAACGATATCAAGAATAGGATGGATACTCTCACAGAAAAACAGCAGTCCTGGGGGAATGTTTATGATCTGAAACAGAATATTGCAGATATTAAGAGATATCAGGAAAATTTAAAAGCCCTTGAAGGCAGAATCCCAGAGTCAATGATGAATAAGATTCTTGGGATGAATATGGATGAAGCAACAGCTTATATGGACTGGTTCAGGGGAATGACAGCAACAGAGCAGAAAGCGTACTTAAATGATTGGAACGCAATCTATTCCTCTTCAAAAACTTTTTCAAAGAATTTCTTTGCTGATGATTTTGCTAAGATTCAAAAAGAATATGAATCTGAACTGAAAAAGGCAACAGATGATTTGTATGTAGAAATGAACCAGATTGGAACAAATATTGCAAAAGGACTTACGGCAGGAATGAATAGTGAGTCAAGAAACCTTTCAAAAGCAATGAAGAAGATCTGTAACAATCTTATAAATACTGCCAAAAAGAAGCTGAAAATAAAATCTCCATCAAGGGTATTTAAGCGGATTGGTGTTTATAACATACAAGGAGCCGAAAAGGGACATGAAGCAGAAGCTCCGCGACTTTACCGTCAGGTTGAAAATGTATCAGAGACCCTTGCAGAGCGTTTTGCAAAGGCAAACTTAAAAGTATCTCTTCCGGATATTGCAGGTCGAACACAAGCGGCTTTATCGAGACAGGTATCAAAAGTATCTGCAAGTATTCAGCCTCAGCTTACAGCGGCACTGGCAGGAGATGCAGGTCAGACAATTTACAATGGACCAGAAAAGATTGAGCTTGTGACTAATCTTGATGGACGGGAGATAGCGAGGACTTCGGTGCCTTATATTGATGCGTACTTAGGAAATATGGCAGCCAGAAAAGCAAGAGGGGGCGTTTAAAATGTACAGAGGAAGCTTAGGTGTGCAGATTGGAAACAAACATACCCTTAAGGACTGGGGACTTGGTTGGACAAAAATTACTCTTGGTTTTCCAGAGGCAAAAACGTATGAGCAGGATATTCCGGGAATGGACGGAGTGTTGGATTTTACGGAATCTCTTACTGGAGGGGATGTGAAATACAAAATCAGAACCCTTACTCTTGAATTTGAAACTCCTGAACAGGACTATTACGATTGGAGTATTAGAATCTCTGAGATAGCAAATTACTTGGCCGGAAGAAAATATAAGATAATCCTAGATAATGACCCGGATTTTTATTATATTGGAAGGCTAAATGTTGAAGTAGAAAAATCAGACAGGGTAGAAGGAACTCTTACCTTGTCTGGGAGCGTTGACCCGTATAAATACGAAAAGTTTTCTAGTCTTGAAAATTGGGAATGGGATACTTTTAATTTTAGAACGGGCATCATCCGAAATTATAAAGATATTGTTGTGGATGGTACATATAAACTTGTAATACCAGGCAGAAGAAAAAGAATTGTGCCGGTAATCTCTTGCAATACAGCTATACAGGTATCTTATGAAGGGGTAATCTATAATCTTTCACCTGGCAAAAACAAAGTTTTTGGTATTTGTATCAAAGAAGGGAAAAATATCCTTACTTTTTCTGGAAAGGCTACTATTTCGGTCGATTATAGAGGAGGGCTGCTGTAATGTATCGCATTTATTGTGATGATAAAACGCTGCATGATGTGAGAGACGAGGAGTATCAGCTTATAACACCAAAAATCTCTCTTGAACTTAATAAGACAGGGAGTTTTGAGTTCGGCATACTCCCTTCTCATCCTCATGTAAACGATATAAAGAAATTGAAATCTCGATTGAAAGTATATGATGTTGACATATCAGATAGTGGGGAGGCTTCAAGATTGCTATATTGTGGCCGTTCCATTACTGATCAGCGAGACTTTGAATATACTGGTCGGATTACATGCGAAGGAGAGTTATCTTATTTACTTGACACAATTCAGCGTCCACACACTTATGGAAGCCAGTCGGGAGAAATTCATAAGGCAGATACTAATATTGTAATTTTTAAACGATTAATAGAAGAACATAATTCTCAAGTAGAAAAAGAAAAGCAGTTTGAAATAGGAATTGTTGATATTGATTCAGTAGAAATCAAAACTTTGGCGACAAACTATGAAACTACTTGGGATTTTATTAATACGAATTTTCTTGAAAAATACGAAGGTTATCTTAGGGTGCGCTATGAAAATAATGTTCGTTACCTTGACTATGTGAAGCAATACGGAAAAGTCAGTACGCAGGTAATTCGATTCGGAGAAAACCTTCTTGATTTTCAGAAGTATGTAAAGGCGGAAGATATTAAAACAGCAATTATTCCAATTGGAGCAAACAATGTAACTATAAAGACGGCAAGCGGGCACGATGGAAAGGATTATGTTTTTAACCAGGAGGCGGTAAATCTTTACGGTTGGATATATCGTAAAGTAGATTTTTCGGATATTACCGACCCGAATACTCTTTTAGAAAAAGCACAGGAATATCTTAAAAAGAGTATCAATCTTGCGATAACTATCGAGCTGACGGCGGTAGATTTGCATATGGTAGATGTTGATATTGATTCTATCGGGCTGGGAGATTTCATTCCTTGCGTATCGCAGCATCATGGATTACTTAGTACACTTGGTGATGTATCAACTTATTATCCTGTCAGTAAATACGAAATAGATCTTGAAAATCCGGCAAATACGAAAATCACATTAGGTAAAACTTTATCAGTGTTATCAGAAAAGATGGCTTCCAATGCAAACCTTAAAAGTGACATTCAGACAGTGGCAAGCGGCATGGAGGGGATTAAAGGAACCTCAAAGGAAGCCTATGACAAATCGGTGGAGGCAATGAAGGTAGCACAGGGAATTACCTTTGACACAATCTACCCTATCGGTAGCATCTATATGAGCGTAAACGATATAAACCCAACAGAACTCTTTGGTGGCAAATGGGAACTATTAAGTAAAAGTGAAACCATTCCCATTTATTACATGTGGGAAAGAAAGGAGGATGACGTTGATAAATGATTTATTGAAAAAGATAAAAGAAGCTATCTATGGAGAAGAAGTCCGTAACAGTATACATGATGCGATAGAACAGTGCTACAAAGATGCGACTGGGCATCCGGAAAGTGTAGCGGCAACAGTCAAGGAAATCGGAGAGGTATCTGCAAATCTATCAAAAGAACGAAAGCGGATTGATAATCTAATTGCAACCGGCACTGCGCAAACACAGGAAATCGGAAAAGTTATAGCGACAACATCGGAGAATGGGGCAAAGATAGCGATGGACTATTTGTCAGAAGAAGTTACATGCAAAAAAGTGTTTACTGATGTAACTTTTCAAGATTTTAATTTTTTTATTGTTGCTTTGGGCACCCCAAAGGGAGATGTTGCAAAGATATTAAAGCCGGGCTTATATCACATGAAATTTTGTGTTAAGGTAAGTAAAGATAGTGGACTGCCAGAAATACCAATGAAAATTATGCTCAACAGTTCTACTTCGCCAGACAAAGGCTACGTGACACTTAAAAGAGAATATTTTGTGTTTCCGCAAACAGAATCGAAAAGAAACATGAGAAATGTAGAATTCGTATTCGCTATAACGGAGCCTACATATATTACAATATCAGTAATAAGCGTTGCTGATGGTCAGGGAACTTTTGGTTTTAGCATAAGCGATTGTGCAATTACTGCCCTTGACTGGAAAGGCAAGCAGTCAGCAGACTTGTCCGAATTACATGATTTGCGTATAGAAGCAGGTGGAAGGAAGCACGATTCTGTAAAAGAAGCAATCAATGACCAGTTGAACGAAATCCATCAACAGATTGATGCAGTTGGAATAGCGAAAAATCTATTTATTAATATTCATGTGGAAAGAGTTGGAAATGGAATTACTGTAAACATGGATGGACATAAAATTAGCATACTCGGCACAGCAACAGGAGACGAATCGCTTACTCTTATAGCGGGAGAAATATCAGAATCAGGCTTAGAAACTGGAAGAAAATATTTTGTATACGGTCTTCCGACAAATGCATTTGCAAAATTTCAGTTAAAAGATAAAACCATCAAAGAAGTATTACTAGAAAATAATTCTTTTACGATTCCAGAAGATGCAATTCAACTTGCATTTGCGATAAATGTGAAGAAAGGCGATGCATTAGATTATACAGGAGTATTGAGGGTGTATGAAAAAATTTATAAGGGCTCGTTTCAAGAGCAAATTGATACACTCAATGAGCAAATTAACGCAATGCAGCAGATCATCACAAAACTTGTCACAGCACCTACGTTGACCGCAGACACAAACGGTAACTTACAAATTACAGAGAACGAGGAGGGATAGGATGCAACCAATTCTGAAATTTGTTGTAAACAATCAGATTATCGAGCGGACAGATACATTTGTGCCAGTCCGAAGCAGTAAAAATTATCTCTACGCGGAATTTGATTTTCAGACAGACGACTGGAATGGCAAAAGCAAAACAGTCCTGTTCCAGAGCGGAGATAATGATCCTGTGCCTGTATTACTTGGCAAAACGAATACTTGTCTTGTGCCAGCGGAAGTATTGACGGGCACATCATTTTCCGTATCGATTGTCGCTGGAAATCTTATCACTGCAAATATGGTTGTAGTTAAATTGTATGAGTCAGGTTATAAAACGGGAGATGTCCCGGAACCAGCTGAGACGCTATACGAGCAATTAATGACAGCATTTGACGAGGCGAAACAGACGGTGATTGACAGTGCAAAAGAGTCAGAATCATGGGCACACGGGCACGAAGAGTATCCTGATCGGCACGAAGACAATGCTGCATATTATGCTTCAGAAGCAAAAAACGCAGCAAAAGAAGTACCAGGGCGGATTAAAGAAGGAAAAAGACAGATTGATGACTATGTGAGGGAAAAAGAAAGCCAGTTAAAGGGCGAAACGGGAAATGTCTACTTTGCCGGATTTGCAGTCGTAAAAGGCCGGTTAAAAATGTATTCAGACCCTACAGTGGACAAGGTGAGGTTCCGAAGAGAAGGAAGCCGCCTAAAGTATAGATTAGCACTATAGAAAGGAAGGTGAGAAGATGCAGACAGAAAATACATATGTTGAAACCGATCTGGGTAATATTGCACTAAATCCCCGAGGCGAGTATTCGGATGAAGCGTCTTACGAGTATCTTGATACGGTAAGTTATAAAGGCGGTTCGTACGTGTGTCTTGCAGAGTTGACAAAAACCATTAGTGGAATTGCGCCAGCGCAAGGCAAAAACACAGAGCATTGGCAGATGCTGACTCTACCGGGGCAGTTAACCCCAGAAGCGGTCGCAATGCATGATGATGTAGTCAACAAGGCCAAACAGGTTGAGACATCAAGAGCAGCCGTAGAGCTGTCTCAGCAGGAGGTTGAAGCCGCACAGGCAGATGTGAGCCAGATGCGGCAGGATACGCAAGAAGCAGCAGAAGAAGCAGCATCTAGCCGGGATAGTGCGGCGGGCTATGCTCAGTCGGCCGAAACAAGCAGAACGGCGGCTAAGGAGTCTGAGGATAATATTAATGCACAAGTGACAGGATTTGACGCACATGTTGCAGAGAAAACGTCTGCGGCAGAAACAACGATTACAGAGGCAAGACGGGCGGCAGTTAATGCCGTATCTACAAAACAGGATGATGTCACGCAGGCTGTGATAGATGAAGGCGATAAGCAGATAAAAAATGTAGAGGACGCCGGAACAGAGCAGGTTGGCAAGGCAAAAAGTGCAGGGGTAAGTGCAGTGAGTGCGGCAGGTGCCGCTGGAGTGTCAGCGGTTAATGCAGTTAAAGCACAGCAAACTGCATCCATTAAAGCGGTCGCGGACGAGGGAACGCAACAGGTGACGGCTGTCAATACTGCAGGAAGTACACAGGTATCTACAATAAATACTAAAGGTGCAGATCAGGTTAAAGCAATACAAGAAGCTGGTGAAAATGCTTTGCAAAACATCAGTAATGGTGTAGATAAGGGTTTATCAGAAGAAGGTAAAGCTGCAGATGCAAAGGCGACAGGAGAGGCGATAAGTAATCTAAAGGAAGATTTAGGAAATAAAGCTCCTGCAATAATAAAAAAAGCATTAGGAAAAACTATCATTATAAATGATTCTTCGAACCTTCCGGTAAAGATATTGTCTGGAACAGGAAAAATCATAATTACAGGGAAGAATATTCTTGATTCAGAAAAGCGAAATAAATTCATTCCATTTGAAGCAAAAGCTGGTACGCTATTTACACTTATCACCAACGGAGAATTGAGTGAAGGTGGGAATATCAAGTTTACAGATGAAAATGGTGAACGAGCATGGTTTGCTATCGATAAAGGGAAGACAAAAATTTCTGCAAAAATTAGTAGCAATGTAAAAGGATATACGAATCTGCTTGCTCAAAAAGAGGGACTGAAATACTGTTTTTCTGTTGGGGAAAATGATGAATACGAAGAGTATATGGAGCAAGTAATCACCGCCCCAGTTGATAGCGAGCAATTAAAGGCAATTCACACAAATTATCCTACAACCATACTGACATCAGAAAACGAAATATCTGTTGAGTATGTAGCGGATACGGAAACATATATCGGAAAGAGAATTAAAGAAGAGAATCAATCCCTGCAAAAACAAATCCTCGAAATTCAAAACGCTTTAATTAGTCAGAAAATTTCGGGGGTATAATCCAAGTTAAAAACAGTGCAAAGTTGCCGATTCAGAATCTAAGAGTATTCGGCGCTGGAGCAGAAATCTAGAAAGAATAAAAAATGGTAATTAAAAATATTTGTTGACCGTAGGTAGATCCTGCGGTTTTCTTTTATGCGGGAATCCAAAAGCGTAATAAGTTATACGCAAACTGGATTTCAAAAGAGAAAAAGAAAAACTAAAACTCTTTGAATAAATGCGAAGCATTTTTTTGTTGGGATCAATATTATGGAGAAGGGAAAAGAAAGGATAGGACTGACTTGTGTGATTTAAAATCACAGATATAGCAGCGAAAATAAATCACAGATATAGCAATGAAATAAAAGCACACATATATAAGTGTATTTAATGCACAGATATATGTGTGCTTTATTTTCACAAAACTAGGTCAATTTCTTCTAAAAATCTAAAAAATATATCGTATAAAGGAAAACAGCCCCTTTCGGAGCTGCTTTTAAAAATTATGAAAAAATAATAACCCAAGTGAAAGGTTATAAATTAATAATATCATATTTTTATTTATACACCACAGAGATAATTGTCTTTGTGGTGTATTTTTTCGCTCTCTAGGAGGTGGTTAAGATGAGAGTGAAAGCAAATAAAAACAAGAAAAGCAAGAAGAAATTTCCATGGAAAATCATATTGGACAACAAAAGATGCATTCCGGTGCCATCGCAATACAATTTCAAAAGCGATTTTGTTAGGAAACATGGTTGTAGCTTAGTTGGTTTCTACATGGCGCTGCGATTCCGAGGCATTAAGAAAAATATGCAGCAGGTTCTGCAATATGCTAGGAAGAAATTAAAATGCGGAGCAAAGTATCCGCTGACGGAAATTGCGAGGGGAATCAACATGATCTGCTCGGGAAAGCCGGCTGTCTATCATAGAATTATGAGCAATGACAGACTTGAAGCACATCTTAAGAAAGGACATATGATTTTATTCGAAGAGGGTTCGCCCATCCATACTGTAGTTTTACTGAGAGATGATAAAAGTGGGAAAGTGTGGAGATTTTCGGATGGAAAGAAAAATGTAACGACAGCTGCAAAAGAAAACAAGAAAAAATGTACAAACGAAAAGTATCGTGGAGTAGTTGTTGTAAAGTAAGTTAGGAGGAAAATTATGTTACATGAAGTTTTTAAATTATTAGCAGGAAATTCATTTTTTGAAATTTTATTGATTGCGGTAGCTCTGGATACAATATTGGGAGTGCTTCGAGCGATTAAAGAGCATAAGTTCAATAGTTGTGTCGGCATTGATGGAGCAATCCGTAAAGTAGCCATGTTACTCTCTGTAGGTTTATTGATGCTGACAGATATTATTATGCACATCAATGTTCTGTTTATGGTTCCGGACAAATATATTCAGTTGCTAGGCATTCAGAAAATGGGAGTATGCGAATTTTTCTGCCTTTTATTTGTACTATATGAGGCAGTTAGCATCTTGAAAAATATGACACTTTGCGGATTGCCGGTTCCGGAGCGAGTAAGAGAGTACATACAGAAATTTTTAGATGATATGACAGATGAACTGCCGAAAGAGGAGGAATAGACATGAGAAAATTGGTTGACGTATCATCTTATAACGGGACTGTAGATTGGAAAAAGGCAAAGCAATATGGTGTTGATGGTGCCATTTTAAAAATTATTCGCAAAGATTTAAAGCGTGATAACGGCTTTAATAGAAATTATCAGGCTTGTAACGAGAATCATATTAACTGGGGTGTGTACAATTATACATATGCTACTACCCCGAAAAAGGCAAGGGCAGATATGGAACTTGTCTGCGATATTCTTGATAAACTCGATAAGAAATATTTCAAACTGGGCGTATGGTTTGATATTGAAGACCAGGCTCAAGCAAAATTAAGTAAAGATGAGATTGCATCCATTATTAATGCAGCACAGGCGGTAGTAGAATCTCGTGGTTACAAATTTGGCGTTTACACCGGCATGAGTTACTACAACGAACATATTGATAGAAAACTCGTAAAGTGTAATAATTGGTGGATTGCCCGTTATTATCGTGGGGATGCTCGTATGCAGATTGCAACAAATCCGGACCAGGAGAAAAAACCTGCCGCAGCCAACATTGCATGGCAGTACACATCTAAAGGGAGATTTCCAAAAATAATCTCAAGCGGAAATTCTGGCAATTTTGATTTGAACGTACTCTACAAAGAACCAGTTGCGAAAAAAGTTGAAGAAAATACAAAGAAACCTGTTAAGAAAAAAATTGTATATTATCCGAAATATAAAGGCAAGTCGAAATCGCTTGTGGATGCACTGAAATCATTAGGCATCAACTCCGGAAAGAATAACAGAAAAAGGATTGCAGTCTTAAACGGCATCAAGAACTATTCCGGTACTGCCACACAGAATACAAGGTTGCTTAATCTTCTTAAAAAGGGTAAACTCGTTAAGAATAAATAACCAGAAAAACAAAAAGAACAGGATGACAACATTTTGACAACATTGACAACGATATAGCTAAAATACATAAAATATAGTAAGATACGATAAAGTACCGAATATCCAGTATTTAAGCCACAAATAGCGATTTTAAGATATTCCTAAATATAGATAATAATATTGGGTAACAACCCTATGGTTGGTGCTACAGTTGCTGTAGCTGTAAGCGTTGAAGAAGCTGCTAAAGCAGGTAAATTCTAAGAAAACCGCATAAATAAAGGTTTTTAAGAAGTAGTTAGTAGTAGTAAAAAGTAGGATAATGTGTGTTGTTCATACATTATTCCTACACTACTCCTACACTTCATTCCTACACTCATTTCATTTTATTTTCTCCATTTCATCTTTTAACCATTGTACAGTTCTATCAGTATATACTTTCTCCGTAACATCATAAATCCTATGGCCAACTATGTATTTTATAGCATATTCATCTAAATTATATTTCTTAGCCATCGAGATAAATTGTTTTCTCGGATCATGCGCTCTATGCTTGGGATTAAGTTTTAATCCATCTCTAATATTTTCAAAACGATGCCTGTATTTATCGTATGTCATTTTAATACCGCTTTTTCTTTGACCATCAGCGCAATTGATCAGGTACTTGCTATTTATATTTATAGCTTCATCATATCGTTTTTTAATCAACGGTCGTATTTTCGAATGAATAGGTACAAGACGATTCATACCAGCGTCTGTTTTCATACCCCCAGTAAACACCCAATTATTCAGGTCAACTCTATCAAGTTCGATTAATCCTAATTCCTGAGGTCGCCATCCAGAATAACATTGAATGAGAATGACATCTACATAAGGAATTTCATCAACATTCTTCCATAATATATTCATTTCTTCTTCAGTAAAAGAAATATGTCCTCGTTTCTCTTCTTCAACTTCTTTTAATATATTATCTGATATATTAAATGTTCTGGCATAGTTTTTCTCAACTAAGTCATTCTCGTTAGCATAATCAAACATTAAATTAAATATAGATTTTATTTTACTTTTCATATTAGCACTAGCTTGTATTATTATTCCTTTCTCTTTTCTTGAAGCCTCGTTTATACACTTCTTTAAATGCTTAGCTCTTACATCGGTAACACGCATCTTATATAGAACTGAGCAATAATTCCATGCAGACTGAATATTTCGGGCATTCGATTTAGCTACGGTTTTTAAATATTCTTCAGACCATTTCTCATATAATTCAGCCATTGTCATAGATGATGTATTTAGATCATATGGATTCTTGTTATATTCAACAAGGGCTTCATATGCTTCATTGTATGTCTTAAAATAGGCGTTTGGCTTTAGAAGTTTCGATATAGGTTTACCTTCCGGAGTTTTACCGACAGTAACCATCGCTCGAAATCTGTTTCTTAAATTTCTATTTTTAATTTCACTTATTTGTCCAAAACCATTCGGTAATTTAGGACGTCCTTTCTTTTTACGAGTATATTTTCCAACGGCATTTGGCTGCATAGGAAAACCACAATGTGGACATATTATAGCCTTGTCACTAACTTGTAAATCGCATTCTTTACATTTTATTAACATACATATCATCCTTTCGGTCTATAGTTTTATTATTTTTCTGTTGACAAAAATGTAATGATTTTTATCACTATTTTTAGGATAATACTCCATAATTTCGTTCTATCTGATAATCTCATAACTATTATTTGCATAATTGTTTTTTTCAGAGGCAAAATGTGAGTTATTGCAAAATGGCATGTATGTAGATTGCTGTAAACTACACTTGGGGGCTCCCCCCCAACCCCCTGTGAAATCGACGTATGTGGCAAATTAGAACCTACATTTACCCCATCTGTTGATGCTACAATTACTTACAAATGGATTCTGCAATTTTCTGTATTTTACTTCTGCAATAAACACATAATCTTTTTGCTGTTTAGAAGTATCATCTCATAAAAATTAATTAAAGACCGTCTAGGTGTTATTACTATACCACAGAACGGCATTCTTTAATATTCTTTTTTAATATGATTGATTTCCTAAAGAATTGGGTTCTTTTCCTATCATAGATAAATAGAAAAACGAACGTAAAATGTTAAAACAGTATTTTTATACACCACGCGAAAAAAATGTAACGGATTATATCTCTGTGAAGTGCCAATTGGAATTGGAAAAAGTTATCAAGCGGCCCATGCCATGTAAGAATATAAAAAGTTCGTATCGATGTGTACTTTTTATGTTACCTCGTTTAATTTTTTGTAATATCTCTTTAGATGTTTTTCCAATTTCTTATAATACATACTTCCTGTCTTTTTACCCCAAGTAGAATTGATCTTTACATGTACTTCTTCTGGTGAAGAGGATTTCTTTATCATATCTTCCAATATTTTTAATATAGGGCTGTTCGCTTTTAATGAAAGCAAGCTTCCCAGGTGAGGTAACTGGATATTTTTTCTTTTTATAGAGATAGGGGTAAGCGCTTCTTTTTTTAAAGGTTCACTTCGATATATCTTTATTCCTTTATCTTTCCAAAATGACACGGCAGCATCAAAGCCTTTATCGTTTGTTAAAATGCAGTAAGAGGATTTTGAACCCACTCGTATTAAATATCCCAGATAAGAACACAGCTGGAAATCGAGAGCGTTTGCTGTTTTATTATGGCAATATATTGTCTGGATCTGGTTGATAAATGCTGCTAACTCTTCAATCTCATTACATGGAATAGAAGGACTTTTGTCTGTATAAAACAAAAATACTCTATCGCTTTTTTTAATATTTTCTTTTAAATAAGGAATCCATTTTGTTCCCACATTTTCTGAATCAACCATGTAATTTATCATAATGTATACTCCTTTTTTTTAATCTGTCTAAAAATGCTTTTTCTTGTCATATATAAAAGTTTTCTTTTTTTACTATATACTCTGAAGAAAAAAACTCATTTTTGTAAGAAAAAACGGAAATTGCAATAAACCTCCTGAGAATTTTTATTTTCGTACCTTTTCATATTAAAACTGTAAATATTTTTCAAAACAAGGAGGAATGTCAAATGGACAAAAACGAAGCAATCATAAGATATGCCCTGCAGCATAGGGAACTGGATGACTTAAAGGTGTGGCTGCTCAATGGAGGTAGTATAAAAGATTATTTTGCCAGCCACAAGCAGAATATCAAGTTGAATCTGAATCAAAGTACTTTCTCTGTGACCGCAAAAGATGCAGAAAAAATTGTGGAAAAAATGATGCCTGTCGCATTCAGCAAGCAAGATTTAATGCATCTGTATTTTAGACTATCAGAAGAAAAACAGATGGAATGGTACCCGAAAGTATTCCCATATTATCCGGATGCTATAAAAGTGAAGGAAAAACCAAGTTCAGAAGAGATTTTGGAAGCCGTAAAAAGAAATCATTACCTGACCATTCCACGATCGTTTTACGATATTCTATCAGATGTTGATCTGGCAGAGTGCCTTTTTGTAAATGATTATTTAATGCTAAAAATGCCTAAAGAACGATGGAATCCTACGCTTGCAGTCTTATTTAGTCAGAGATTAGCAGATAATGGGGCTTATTATGATCGGATATGTGTACCAGAAGGATGTCAGAATGAAATGTATTGGAAAAATCTCTGTAAGGCAGATGGGTTTTATTACCGCATCCTCCCAGAAAAATATCAGTATATCCTTTCAGAAGATCTGGTATTACATACTCTTCAACATTCAAAATCTTTTATTGGAACATATCATTTGTTTGAAGTAATCCCAGAAAGATTAAAAACAACGAAAGTTTCTCTGTTATGCTGTTTAAAACATTTTGCAGCGATCAGATATCTGCCAAAGAAATACCAGTGTGACCGGTTTTATGAGGTGTTATCTGATCATGGACAAAATTCTTTTTTAAATGAAATTGACCTTAAAACGATATCAAAAGATATGTTTATAAAGTGTATTCAAAGAATGAAGGGGAATTTTGATGGAAAAATCCCATTAAACTACTGGGATGAAGATATGGCTGTCATTGTAGCTGGACATATCCACACACTAAAGCTTATTCCAAAAAAATGGCAAACAAAAAATGTTTTTAAATCCTTTCTTTTAAAAAATGGAGCAAAGATCGATCAGATTCCGTTTAATATGATAGATGAGGATCTATGCCTTGCAGCGATGGAATCGAATTCTTTCGCTGCATTGAAGCACATACCTGATGAGATGAAAACAGATTCTTTTTGGGAAAAAGTGATTAAAAGAGGTCTTTTTTATAAAGTTTCCGACTTGCCAGAAAAATATCAGGTAGAGGCATGGAAACCGGAAAAATGCCGTTCTCTTTCAGACATCCCAGAAGAAATAAGAGATGAAGACCATGTGCTTGATTATCTTAAAGCATTGAAACATATCATCCCGATTGATTTTAAAGATTTTCAAACACAAAAGATATGTGATTACATTATGGAACAAGCAGAAAATCTAAACGCGAAATTATGGATATTAAAAGAGATAAAACCTAAGTTTCGAAGAAAGTTAGATATGCGTGAAGTCTTAACAAAATGTAAGGGTGCTGTCTTTATCCCAGGGCTTACGCCGGATGAGTTAAAAGAAAATCTGGCTGTTTTTCCAGAGAATATCCTGTTTGTACCTGATTGGTATGAAGAGATAAAAATACCGGAAAAATATTTTGAACCGGGACAGCAATTAACATTGTCAGATTTATTAAACTATGGAAAGTGTTCATAAAGTACTAAAAGGAGAAAATAGCAATGTTTGAAGTAATAGAAATAAGAACAGGTAAAAAATGTTTGGTGTATGGAGTAAGGCCGGGTGACACAGCAACATCAGCATGGTTTTTAATATATCATTATGAAATCCACCATTGGAGTTGGTGTGAAGCCGATGATTATAAACCAGTATCAAATAAAAACAAAAGGAGAAGATAAGATGAAGGAAAAACAGGGTTATAAGATTGTAGATATCAAATGGGATACAGACGGAGATAAAGCACTGTTTGATTCCTTGCCACAGGAGATCATCCTGCCAGAGCAATTTTGCACAGAAGATAAGGATGATTACGATTATCTGGATGAAGTATCAGAATGGCTTTCTGATGAATATGGATATTGCCAGAGTGGATTCCGTATCCAGAAAACAGTATCGCTCAAAGAATGGCTGATGATGCAGTTTAACTATTGTAATGCAATAGCATCGGACATTTCAGAGCATAATAAATCTAAAGAGATTCAAGAGTACACGAAACAGTTTGCAGAGATTGAAAGTCCTTTAGTGGGTGGAACAGATGAGAAATGGATCCGCATCAACTGGGGTGATATTTATATTTACTTATATGATGATGGAAGTATCCGCTATCAGCTGGATCCTCTTGGTGGTTATGGCAGCGAACTGATCGATACTTTTGACAGTAAAAGTTTTACGGCAGAAATCTTAACATTAAAAACAGCACCTGTTATAAGAAACAATGTTGTATGTTACGAAGAAGAAACAGGCTATCCAGATGATATACCAATGTATATCCCGATGAAATAACAAAAGGAGAAAGATTATGTTGAAAGAGATTAAAAAAGAAAAAGATGTAATCACGAATCAGGACTTATTTAATGAAATTATTAAAAAAGTTAAAAAATCTGATAAATGGCCGTCCAGTATTATAGACTATGAACTGGAAGAACGTTATGAAACAGGACTTTATAATTATGAGTTTAATCCTGTATTCACTCTGCAGCCAGGCAGTAATGAAGGATATTATCTAAGCCTTTATATCAGAGGATACTATGGTTTAACGGATAAGTTTGATCTTGTCTCGTTAGGGACAATCAAGACTCTGCTTACAGATAAGGAGAGTATTCGACAGATGGCTGCTCTTTATGGGGAGTGTCTAATCGCTTATGAAGAAATCATGAATGATGAACTGGATAAATTTACAAGAAAAGGGTATGACCTATTTCTGGTAGATGAAGAAGGAAAAATACGTCATTGTCTCTCTGGGCTTTCAAGTAAGGAAAAAGCAATAGAAAGATTTAAACTGTGTTCTGTAGGATATCGCAAGGGTGTCGTAAGGGACAATCTGACGAGAAAAGAGTTTGTATTATCAAAGTAAAACAGTATCAAAAAACAAAAGGAGAAACAATATATGGGACACCAGATTGAATATTACTCATCCAAGGTTACAACAGAAAAAAATTTGAAGCTCTTTATCAGTAGCATAACAGGTAATGCATATGATCCAAGAGAATCCGTAGGATATCATGGAAACCTTACGATACATAAAGATAAAGTATATAAAGATTACCATGAAGCTATCGAAGCCATCAAAAAATATAATAGTGGCTGGTATTCAGATCATATCGTAATGTATTATGATATTTTAGCAAAAGGCAGAGCGAAAGTAACAGAATGGGAAAAGAAAAGAGATAATTTTATTGAAACTCATTCTATCCATCAGCGTTCTTCTGCTTATATTGGCTGCCCAGAGTGTGGTAGCAAACTTTATCTTGGTTATATAAAGGGTGAAAAATGTCCTTTGTGTAACACAGATCTTCGCCCAAAGAGTACCATTGAAAAAATCAAATGGTATGATAAAAAAACGAAAGAATGTAGAAATAAAAATAAAGAGAAATGCTGGTTAGCAAAGATTGAATGGCATAGTTAAAAGCATAGTTTTTGTTTATAAAAAAGAGGTCTCTTACTGAGACTTCTTTTTTTATTAGAAAAATTAGATTTTTTCCATATGTTCATATTTACAATATCAAATTTTTTCAAAATAGGGAGGAAGAAAAATGAATATGGAAAAGATTGTAGGAAATATTGCATGTGTTGCATCCGGGGTATTTGTATTATGGGTATTTTTAAGTTGGTTGTCTCTAATAACAATAAATGTTTACCCTCAGTATAACTTTTTTACAATGTTATGCTTGCTATATCAGTCTTATCTTTAAGAAAGAGCCCTTATATGGGCTTTTTTTTATATATTTTTATAAAAAAGCATATTAAAAAAAAGAAAGTGGTGGTTTTATGAAATACGAAATTCGGGGGGAAAACCTTCCGGTTGTTATCTGTTATCTGGAAGAAAGAGAGAAAATGATAACAGAACAGGGTGCCATGGCATGGATGACACCAAATATGAAAATGGAGACAAATACGAACGGAATTGGAAAGGCGTTTGCAAGAACATTTTCTGGGGAGTCTTTTTTTCAAAATATTTACTATCCAAACAGAGGAGACGGTATGATCGCATTTACTTCCTCATTTCCAGGTACAATCCTTGCTTTTGAGATAGAAGAAGGAGTGGAGATTATCGCACAGAAAAAAGCATTTCTTTCTGCAACAGAAGGAGTACGGCTGTCAACTGTTTTTAACAAAAGACTGGGAACCGGACTGTTTGGTGGAGAAGGCTTTATCATGCAGAGACTAAGCGGAAATGGAACTGCTTTTGTAGAGATAGATGGAAGTGTGGTTGAATATGACCTTGGTATTGGAGATTCTATGATTATTGACACAGGGTATCTTGCAGCAATGTCAGGATCGTGTCAGTTAAAAGTAGAGACTGTACCGGGGGTGAAAAATAAATTTTTTGGAGGAGAAGGTTTTTTCAATACAGTGGTGACGGGTCCAGGACATATATGGATCCAGACGATGCCGGCGGTGAAAATGGCAGGAGCTTTGCGCCCATATATAACAACAGGTAATTAACCGAAAAAGAATCGGATTCAATCGTGAAACAGAATCCGATTCTTTTTTATAGATGTGAAAAAAAATATAAAGATAAAAAAACATATTAAGAAAGTAAAAATTTATTCAATCATAGGAGGAAAAACACCATGACAAAAGAAACATTACAGGAAAGAATGACAACACTCTCACGTTACTTTGCAAGGGATAAATGGAAAGCAGAATCTGGTTTTTTCCAGTATCCAAGGGGAAAAAAGAGAACAGAAGCTGTTGCAGAAGCATTAGAGATCGCTTTTGACCCATCAGAGTTTGCAATAAAAAAAGAATTAAATCTCCGAGGAGAAGATGTAGTTGGAAGCGTATTCCTTGTGGCTGTCCCAACGGAAGGAATCTTTGGTGGATATTCTTATCTCAGTCTGACGATCACAGACCATGTGTTTATCGTGACACAGCTTCCGGAAAAATCGGTTGCAGCTTTTGCCTTATTGGAAAACAGCGGGGAAAAGCTTGCAGATTCTGTAGAAACATATGAACCGGAACACGAAGAGGATGTATCTATGGAAACTGATACCAAAGAAAAACTGGAAGAAGAATCGGAGAAAGAAACATCTGTGGAACCAGAAACAGTAGTTAAAGAAGCAGAACCAGTAAAGGAACTTTTAAAAAAAGAGATGGAAGAAGCTTTAAGAAAAGAAGATCCAGTAAAAAAAACGGAAGGGGAAAAACAGACAATAGCTGAAAATGAAACAACGGAAGAAGCGGAGATCATGTTAGATGCTTCAAAAGATGAAAAAACCTCAGATATTTCTGACGATGAGTTTGACCTTGATAGGGAAATAAGTGAATTAGAAGAGGAATTACCAATGCTGTAATTTGTATCAAAAAAAAGAGCCGGATTCCCGGTTCTTTTTTTTAGGAGAATTATACATATTAAAAACGAAGAAAAAAAGCCTGCTATTCCTAGCAGGCAGTTGTGAATATTATTTATTTTTAAATTTTTTTAAAAGGTATTCGCCTTGCTCTTTTAATTTGCTTTCCAAATTTTGATGCAGGCGGATAGTGTTATCAGCAGTTCTTTTTCTTTCTTGTGATCTCTTTCCACCAAAGTCACGCAAAAAATCCGGATTTGTTGATAATCTACAGATTGCTGAATTAAAAAGACGCTTTACTTCTTTCAAAGGCATGTTTAAGGTTTCGGCAACTTTTTCGAAAGGCATATTTTTATTTCCATCCAGGTTTACACGTGTGTAATATACTAGCTTTTCTTTGTCAGATAAGATGCTGTTTATCATCTCTATTAAAATCTCTTCTCGTTCTTTGTTGAGGTAGGATTCTTCCGGACCAGCAATGCTGCTGCGCTGATTAGTCGCATCATCAATATCTGCATAATGAGACTGTTCAACATATTTTAGAGTTGATGTAACAATTTTTACACTCATTCCTGTTTTTGTTGCAAGCATTTCAGGAGTATAAGCAATCCTACGCTGTTCGTAAAATTCGATTGCTTTGCTGATCTCCCGGTAATTCTGCATATCATAGGAGTTAAGATGATGCCAGGTGAATAAAATAAATTCTCGTATGGCTGCGCGAAAATAACGGACAAAGAATGTAGTAGGAGTACCCTTTGTTGCATCATATTCAGTGATTTTATTACAATATACCTCATATAGATCAATTTCCACATCATAAAAATGATGACTGGTAGTTGGATAAGGAGCCATCATCTTATGGGCTGTCTTAAGCCCAAATAAACGGATATTTTGCCATCCCCATTCACGCATTTCATCTAACTGTTTTTTTCTTTCAGGAGGAAGGTTACCTTGGATATAATCCTCCTGATATAAGCATAAAGCTCTTGCTACGAAAGCGTATCTGTTCAAAAAATCTTTTCCGTCACCATAATACGGTTCTCTTTGTACTTCTTTGTCTTTTTCAGATGCTGGCTCATTTTTGTAAAGACGTCTTTCTTCTTTCATTTTTAGTATCTCCTTTTCTTTTTTTTGATCTGCATACGATGCGTTTGCAATTTTTAAGATAGCATAAAACAAATTTCTTCCTTTTTTATAAGAAAACTCTCAAAAAAGGCATAAGAATGTGTATATAAATATGTATAAAAAGTTTTCTTTTTTTTTGTTTTAAAGGATTTTTTAAATACTAAATTGATAGAAAAGTTTCGATCAGTTAATTTTTTCTTACAAAAAATTACTTTCTTTTAAAAATGTTATAACTTAGATACCAACTGGAGGGTTAAAACAAGAAAGAAGCGAAGTTTTATAAAAACAGAACTGAGATGTCTGCAGACTAAAACAAATACATATTATATCAATCCTTCTACTTAGCCTAACGACTGGATTTTGATGAAAAATTAAAAAAGGAGATAGATTAATGGCAATTATTTACTTAAATGATAAAAATAAAGTGGAAACTGTATCTTATAAAAATATAATTATGGATATGAGGACAAAAATGGATGAGTCTTTTAAAATAGAAGAACAAGCCTATCGGATGGCCGCAGAATATGCAGAAGAATTGATTGAAGAATATAGCATAGAAACCGGTCCATTTTATTTAACCCCTTCTTCGTTTTATGAAAATATTGAAGATGCGGAAGGCATCCGAAAATATGTATTTCTTAGTGAAGATGGGGCGTATACGCTTGCTATAGGGCTTGATGTCTCATCCTGTGATCAAGAAGCTAGTGTTTTGTATCTTCATAACACGGAACAAGGAGTATATTTTTTTGATTTTGACAATGCTGTCTGGGAACTGTTGGATGAAGAAGAGGAAGATGAATATGACAGAATAGGGAACACATTAGATAGGTGGGATTTAACACAGCAGACAAAGGAAGAAGTAAGGGAGCTGTTCATCAATATGATGCTTTCTCCTAATACAACAATATCAAAAAAGATCACAGAACTTTTAGATGAGGAACTGAGAAAAAAAGTTATTCCTTTAGCCACTATCAGAGATAAAACAAAATCTGTCCTTACAACATTGCGAATGAATGAAGGAAGAGAAGTTCTTTCTTTGATTTCTCCAACTGGAATACAGGATGACACTTATTATGCAGATAATGATGACTGTGATTGTTTTTCTCAGTATTATACTGGTCCCGTTATAACATATGTTGATGGAATTTATCAACTGTGTCAGTGTCTCTGTACTAGAGCTAAAACAGGATATAAACCAGACTCTGATAAATGGGAAGAATGTTGGATGGATGATATCGACCTAGAATATCAGGCATATATACGTGTGATTGAAAAGACGGGAGATATAAAAAAAGCGATGAAAATGGTGAAGTATCATTTTTGTGAAATGCAGGAAAAGACACTGCCTTTATCAGAATCCGCCTATGTATCTTATGATGGACGTAACAGAGACTATCGGATGCATATAAGAGGACAACGAAAAAAAATGACAGAAATAGAGAAAAAAAATTATCAAGAAACCATATCTTTAATAGATAAGCTTGAACAATATTAAGGTGCGCATTCCCCTTCCTTAACGGAGTAGGTAGGGGTTAGCACTACTATAAGTATCCTTAAAAAGAATTATTGTCAAAGGAGGCAGAGTAATGGCAAACAAAGCTTTGGTATATGCGATATATCCAAACGAAAAACAGAATATCCAATGCCAAAAGACATTTGGCTGTTGTCGCTTTGTGTATAACCAGATGCTAACCGTACAAAGGGAACGCCATGAGACTGGAGAGAAGCATTTGTCTAAAACAAATGCGAATACATACTGTAATCAGCATCTTAAAAAAGAGTATCCATTTCTGAAGGAAGTGGATAAATTCGCCTTAACGAATGCTATTTACCATCTGGCAGATGGATATGACCGATTTTTCAAACACCTTAGTAGATTTCCTAAGTATAAGAGTAAGCACAAAGCTAAAAAATCTTATACAACGAATATCACAAACGGAAATATTGAGATTGGTGATAGCTCCATTAAACTGGCAAAACTCGGCTGGGTAAAAGCAAAGATACATTGCAGACCGAAGGAAGATTGGAAACTCAAATCTGCAACGATAACACAGAACAGAGATGACAGCTATCAGGTGTCTATCCTATTTGCATATGAGGAATCCATTTCCCCTGTAGCCGTTACAGAAGAAAAAACAATCGGACTGGATTACAAATCCGATGGGCTGTATGTCTCAAGTGAAGGAGATACCTGCGGTATGCCGCACTATTTCCGTCAGTCTGCAGAACGGCTTGCAAAAGCACAGCGGCAGCTAAAACACAAGACCATCGGCAGCAATAATTATAATAAACAACAAAAACGAGTTGCCCGGATTCACAGACACACCGCAAATCAAAGGAAGGATTTCCTGCAGAAGAAGTCTACCGAGATAGCCAATCAGTATTCTTTTGTCTGCGTGGAAGACCTTAATATGAAAGCAATGGCAAACCGGGGATTCGGTAATGGAAAAGCCACTTTGGATAACGGATATGGAATGTTCTTAAACATGCTTGATTATAAGTTAAGAGACAGAGGCGGACAGCTGGTAAAAGTCGGGCGATTCTTTCCATCGAGTCAGTTGTGTAGCCATTGCGGTTTTAAGAACACGCTGGTAAAAAATCTGTCTATCAGACATTGGGTCTGTCCAAACTGTGGAACAACTGGTATCGACAGGGATGTGAATGCTGCACGAAATATAAAAAAAGAAGGTCTTAGACTGCTCACAGCCTAAGATATAAAATACAGTAGGGGCGGAACGCTCCAAACTCAACGCTTGTGGAGATTTTGGGAAAACTGCCAAATGGGTGTGACAATAACCGGGGTTGATGAAGCAAGAAGCTCTGACTTCTACACGGAGTGTAAGTCGGAGTAGTTTACAATAGATAAGGGTGAGGTGTGAAACGTCAACTATCCAAGGACTAAAGGTCCTGGGCTTGTAACTGCCTAGTCGTACTAACGGATTACACCTCCGACCTTTAATCCCAGATAGATATTGCTATCTAAAGTGGCGTTACATCATAGGGTGGCTGACAGCACCCTTTACAGACAAGTATTGGGTAACAGTTAACAAGGCTCCTCCCACCACCTAAAGGTAGTGGGTTTCCGCCTATGACAAACGAAAGGATGTTATTTATGAAGCGTAAGTGCGATTTTTGTGGAAAAACGAAAGAAGAGAACAATATTGATTTTTTTGTAAGCAGAGGTTCTGTCATCTGTTCCGAGTGCGTAGAAAAATGTTGGACACTGAAAAACAAAAAAATAAAAACAGTGAATCAGGAAACACAAACAGATAGGATGAGACTGACTCCTAAAAAGATTATGTCTTACCTTAATGAATACATTGTAGGGCAGGAAGAAGCAAAGAAGACATTATCAGTAGCTGTTTATAATCATTTAAAAACAATGAACAATCCGAATATTAAAAAATCAAATGTATTAGTACTTGGTCCTACTGGAAGTGGAAAAACTTATCTAGCAGAGACGTTATCGCATATTGTAAATCTGCCATTTGCTATTGCTGATGCTACAACACTTACTGAAGCAGGATATGTAGGAGATGATGTACACAGCATTTTGTTAAAATTGATTCATGCAGCAAATAATGATATAAAGCAAGCAGAAAAAGGAATTGTTTATATTGACGAGATTGATAAGATTGCAAAAAAAGGAGAAGGAAGGGATATATCTGGGGAAGGAGTACAGCAGGCTCTTTTAAAAATGATGGAAGGATGTCTTGTAGCGATTCCAGGGGATAAAGAGCGCAAGACAATCATGATCAATACAAATAATATATTATTCATCTGCGGTGGAGCATTCAGCGGGTTAAAGAAAAAAAATATAAAAAAAGGAATAGGCTTTTCTGCGGAATTGGTTAAAACACAGGAAGAAAAGATTACGGCATCTGATCTTATTGATTATGGATTCAGTCCAGAATTTATCGGACGAATGCCAATCATTACGACAGTAAAAGCTGCAGATGTATCCATGCTCCGTCGAATTTTAACAGAACCTAAAAACAGCCTGACCTGGCAGTACATAGAACTGATGAAGATGGATAATGTTGAATTAAGTTTTTCTGAAAAAACCCTGAATATGATTGCAGCAGAGGCTTACAGGCATGGAAGTGGAGCTAGAGGATTAAGAAGTGTTATGGAAGAAAAAATGAAGGATATCATGTTTGAGATACCAGAGGAAATACCGAAGAAAAGCTATAAAAAACAGGTTTGAGAAAATACATATTAAAAGGGAAAATATTTTATCATCAACAAAGGAGAAGTAAAAAATGGATATAAAAACCATTTTAAAAAAGGAAGAGATTACAGATTGTGTAAAAATCCCTATTATTGATATGATAAGCAAAGATGCAGAAGAATTCAATAAATATCTTTCTGTAAAATTATGTGGTACAGAAGATTTAACGATTCTTAGTTATCATGCATTAAAAGCGGAAGGAAATGAGATTTGCCTTGAGGTAAGCGCAAATACAAAAATATTTCAGCAAAATTATTGGAAACGAAAAATGGATCCAGAAAAGAGGATTCAAGTACTTGAAGAAACCTTGATAAAAAGATTATCTTTTGAAAAAAACACAGATATTTACAATACATTAATTGAAGTGCTTGATATCATAGGTATCACGCACACCGGGTTTTCCTTCCGAAAAAAAGAGGCTTAACAGCCTCTTTTTTTTGTTATTTGATGTGGCTGTTCTTGTAGATATTTAAAAATTTTTTTTTACGATATAAATAAAGAAAATAACATATTAGAAGAAAAGAAAGGAGGGGATCCATATGGTGAGGGTATCGAAACATGCATCACAGAGACTAAAAGAGCGATGCGGACTGAAAAAAAAGTCTGTCCGCAGGATGGCAGATATCGCTTTTATGAAAGGGATGAAAGAGGAAGATACCAGCGGACAGCTTAACCGATTTATGGTAAAGCTGTATTGCACCAACATGGATGCAAACAATATCAGGATTTATGGAAATTATATCTACATATTTTGCGGTGAAACATTAGTTACGGTTCTACATGTTCCGCATAGGCTAAAAAACCATGTCAATGAACAGCAAAAAAGATTAAATAGAAAACAGGAGGAATTAGGATGAAGTATCCATGTAAAGATTGTGAAAAAAGAAATGTTTGTACAAAAAAGGATTGCAAGAAAAGAAATGAATATAAGAAAGAGAGAAAAAAGAATATTAAATATAACAAAAAGTGGGCAAGGGATAGCATAAAGATCAATGCGGTAAAAAAGAATCCAATTCCTAGTGAAAAGTCTGTCGAATGACAACCTAAAGAGCGTTTTTTAGAAAGGAAGATACAATTATGATAAAAATATTATTAATCTTGATCATGGTATTTATTGTTTTCGTAGCTTGGGTACTTTGTTCTTTATCGGGACACAAGGACATACATAAAACGGAAGAACAATTGCAATATATCAGTGAATGGAAAAGGAGAAGAAATGGTTAAGATAATCTTTGGATTAATTGGGATTGTAATCATTTTAGCAGAAATCTTAAATATTATTTCTACGCAAAGATTATGGACGAAAAAGATTACATTATGGCTTGCTGTATATTGTTTTTCAGCCTATGTTTTATGGGGAGATGTTATTTTCCTGCTTATATTTATGGGATGCAGTACCATCCTTATAAAATATTATTATACGTTGCAAAAAGTTTCCGGAAGGATAATAGAACTTGAATATACAAAGCTAGAAGATGACTTGTTTTGTTTTTTTTCATTACAGGAATTTCCTAACATAAAATTTTGGACAATAAAAGAAGTCGCAGACCCACTGCAGTTAAGAGTATATGATGAAGTGGCATTTTGGGCTGAAAAAATAGAAAATGGACATTTTAAAATACGAACTTTTACCAAAATTAAACAAATAAATATCATGAAAGCAGTTTAGAGGGTTTTTAAAACCCTCTTCATTTTTATGTAAACAAAAATACATATTATGTAAGAAATTCGTGTTTTTATTATGAAAAAGGAAAATAGATAAGATATCTGTACAATTAATAAGGAAGGAATAGTATGACGATAAAGAAAAGAGAATTAGAAAAATTTTTACGGTTGCACCGATACAATGCAGTTTATATTCGCCATATATCTGATATATTGCGAAAAAAACATATCTATGAGGATCATGCCTTACGGATACAGGAAACGGGGAAATATTATAAAATCAAATGGCTTTAACAAGAAAAACAAGGATTCCCCTTCCTCAACATCAGTAGGTAGGGGAGGAATTATCTAAAATTCACTAAGCGGCAGTAGTGAGCGGAGATA